ACCCTTTTCGGATGTCTTCCTTCGCTTTTCGCATTTCCTCTTTTGCCTGCCGCATTTGCTCAACTGATTTATTGTGTTGAGCCATTATCTTGTCCCAAAGCGACACAAACACCAGCCCTCCCATTCAAACTTTAAAACTTTATTCTTATTGTAAGGGGAGGGCTGGCGTCATTTCAATTTTTTGCTTTTCTTTTCTTCTTCTCTCTGGAGACGTTCCTGCTCCATGTCCAGTGCGGCGTTTAGCATAAAAATCTCGTCGGTGTCCATCGCCGCTACTTCTGTATACGTTACATTGATGTCGGAAAGCAGTAGACGTATCATCGGCCAATTTTCCCGCGCCATTCGGCGATATTCGTCATTAGACTTTCTTTCCCCGAAAGAATGAGATCGCCGCTTTCATCACCTGTGAAAATTCATTGGAACGGAAAAAGTCGGCCGCCTCGTCCATCACAACGAAAAACTCGGAATCGTCTTCAAGGTTTTCAAAGAATTCAAAGTCGACCGGATTTCCATCTACACGGATAATGTGCTTCAACAGGTTTTCGTGAATTTTGGCTTCGGAAGGCACTTCGTTCTCATCGAGACTTTCATACTCAATTTCAGCAATCTTTTTAGCCCCAGGATATACCAGCGTGTATTCCGTTTCATTCGGACAAATCTTTTTCTCCTTCACCGGCTCGATTTCATCGAAGTACCTGAAATCGACTTTAGGGCTAACTACGACGTGTTCCATCATCAGCTTGTAAAACTTCAACGGAACCAGACGGCCATTACTGTCCTTTGCCGCATCCGTAATCCGTCCAATCTCAGAAAAAGGCGGCCGCTGGAAGATGTAGCGCCGCCCGTTAACCACGAATTCTTTTGTTTTCATGCTCATCATTCCTCCCGATAATCGAATACTTTGATTTCGACTTCCACTTCGCCAACTTCGTTGCCTTTCTCAAATCCCGGTGCTTTCAAAATCCGAGCCTCACTACCGCCGGCCTTGACCTTGCTGCTGTCGTTGGCATCCACCACATAACACGAAAAGAACCTCCGGCGGTTAACCAAGCTACGCAAGAATGGCAAGCTCGGCGATGTGTCTTGAAGTGTGAGCGTGATGGTTCCCAAGGTGTTGTGGCTCTCGGCAACGCTGTAATCACCTTGGGCGCCGTAAACCACAGTGAAGTCGTCCTCATCCTTTTCGGCGGAAACCATCGTACCTCCTGCAAATCCGGTAATGTACACACCATCGACGATAACGTTAACCAATTTGGGGTCATATACCCGCGCCATCCTTAACCCCCTCCTTACACGCGGATTACCCCGCTGATTCGAACTTGGTGAATGGCTCCGGCAAGTTGAAACTCGAATCGTACATCGGGTAACACACGATTGGCCCGTTCACTTGCCGGGATGTCTGCCCAGTTGGGCGCCGTCACACTGTACAAGGGCACCCCATCTTCGTCNGTTGCAATCATCCCGTTAAGAGAAGCATTCTTCAGTACACTTTCCACTGCCGCCGTGACCATGGCAATTCCAGCCGGCGAGTAGGGAACCTTGGCGGCGTTTACCAACGTTCGAAACACTTCTTCTTTAATTCGCGCTTCAATGTAATCTTGCGAACGAATTACGTCGATCCATTCTCCGCTTGTGGTCCGACCATCGTAGGTGTGCAGTATGCCGCCTTGCCGGATATATGTGTTTCCTCCGGTTTCAACGATGTTTGTTACTTCTTCTGGCTCGAATCCGGCATCCGTTATTCCATTGATTGTCTTGAACTTCCACGTAATACTGCCTGGATTCGTCGGAGCACAAACACCAACCCAACCTTCCGCCGGATAGCTACGCGGATTCTTGTGGACCAAGGAAACTGTGCGATCGCTATTAAGCTCGGCGTGAATCGTCGGATCGTCTGTGGAGTAGAAATAAATCCGTTTTTGTGCGTCTGTCCACTCCGAAAGAGCCAGAATTTCTTCTTTTCCTTGTTCTTCACACAAAAGAAAATAAAAATCTTCTTTTGCCACCCCGTTTAAAGCATTTACCAACGCCAACGGATTGTCGTTTTCTGCGTCATATTGCACGCCCATGATGGCGATGCGTTGCGGACGCGGGTTTTGTGCAAAAATCCTGTTGGCGATGGCGTAAGCTTCTGTCGTTGTGTCGAAATCTTTTGCTACGCTAGCCAAGTCGGTATACGTCTTGAACTCGTGGTCTTTTGACGTCGCCAAAATCAACGGCACGCCGAACCCGGCTTGCGATACCGTTTGTGTTTCCCGCGTGATGACAACCTCAACGTCACGGATTGTCACTTGTTTCAACCTCCAATCACGTAATCATTCAATTNGACATGCTCGATGGTGTCGATTCCCCGTTCAGCCCTGTCTACAGTCCGCAACACCACATCAAATCCGACGCGATGCTCATATTCCGTCTCCAAAAACGTTGTCCTGTCCTCCAACCCCTCAATGGTCACCACCACAAGACCATATTCGGCAAGATATTCATATCCGTAGAACCTGAACCACTGCCATAAGCGATGCGCAGTATTGAGCGCTTCGGTCTTGTCGCGGCTGTAGACAGTGAGTGATATGGTCATGGTTGCCTGCGTCTCGCGGATCAAGTTGGCGCCTTCGTTTCGCTCATGAGAGGCTTCCGGCAGGTACGGCGTGATGAATTTGTGTGAGATAAACGGATAAGTCGGCCTGGGATCACCGCTTTCCAAGTCGACGAAGAATATCCGCATGTGTTGCCAGATTCCGGCTCGCAAAGTCTCACGAATAGCGCCGTAATCAAGCATTTGTCGGCACCTTCTTTGCGTATGCCTTCTGGAAGTGACTGTATACGCTATAGTCAGTCACTTGAAGAATTTTATATCGTTCACCGTTGATGATAACTTCTTGCCCTGCTTGAAGTCGATAATGGTCCGTATCGACAAGAATTGTCTTATCCTCAAAGGTTAGCAGGCCGCCTTCAATCGCTTGTAAATCCTCTCGGCCAACCTGGGCGATAATTCCATGCATTTCCACTTCCTGTGGGTCAGTGGGCGGCACGTACTTCCCCGTCTCCGGGTCGTAATAGCCAGGCTGTCCCTCCACGATGGCCGTAAACGGCCGGCTGTACCGTTGAAATTGCGACTTGAAATTAAACATCCGACTTCACCCTGTGCGTGATGGAATCCACCAACGACCCAGTATCGATCAACGGGTTACTGCTTCCCTTCCGTCGAATCGTAAAGCTTGAGTTAGGCGGATAATGTAGCTTCTTCAGAAACTTTTTGAGGCGTCCCTCGACCTCTTTGCCGATAGCCTCCAGGAAGGCATCTGAGTCAATGTCCAGTTCCATCACCTGTGGCAAGAACCGCTCAATACGCTTCTCAACATCTTCCCGATTGTTATCCCAACCAGCCCGTATAAATGAGCGCTCTGGGATCCGGATGTGCGTCGTATCATCACGTAAATGGAGGCCGATGCTATGCAGATAAGCCCGCATCTTCGGAGTGACTTCGATTGTCACCCCGTACTCATGTACCTTTGCCAAATCGGCCAAGTCAATGTCTGCGTCTGGGTGCTTTTTGCCCTTGAACACTCCTACCTCAATCCGCTTTGATTCCAAGTGTTTCAACTGCTTGATAAGGTCAGGGATTTTGTTGTCGTCACGGATAATCTTCATCGGAACACAACCTTCCGATATGGTCTCAAGTGACTTTTTGCCGCAGATGTTGCATCGTCGCTGTACGTAACCGACATTCCGCCGACGATGGTTTCCGAAACGACATTCGTCGGATTTTTCGCACTCTTAACCAACACGGCAACACCTTGCAAAAAGCCAAACGGGGCATCGTCATGGGTAAAGTTGCGACGACAATATCTATTCGCCCACTCGAATGCCGCGTCTGCCTTGAGACGGTTTTCCTCGGTGTCTTCCAATCCAGCCAAAGCCAACACTTGTTTATAAAACTCCTCACTCATGAAATCACCCCTCATAAAAACCAAGAGGGGCTTAAATTAGCCCCTCTCAGCCATTACCGCCGGCGGCGCCAATCTTAAAGCGGAACTTCACAATCCGCACGGCCTTCGTTTCATAAACTCTCGTCCAACGAGCCCCATTGTCAATCTCGGCGTTTGTCGGGAACTCGTTGGCTACGCCGCCTTCGTTCCAGCGCAGGCCGCGCGGGTGGAGGATGAAGACGCGCCGGTTGATGAGAAAATCTTCTCCGGACAGGGAAAGCGGATTCCGATGAACTTCCGTTTGCACAATCCTTGGATGGCTACCCCATCCAAGAGCAACGGCACCAGCCCCGAAAATGTACATCGTCCCGACCTTGGTTGCCGGGTCATACTCCATCGAATCGTCCACAATGACCCGTTTGCCCATGAAAGTCGGAATCGGCAAGCCCTGTTCGCTCAATTGCTCGTAGTCAATCAAGTTTTGCTTCCGCAAGTCGGTCTCTACCGCCGAGTGCATCATGACACCGCTCAGGCTTTCCTTGGCATCGCCCATCAACTGTAAGGCGTCAAGGAACGTTTCACCAGTCAGATACCCGTCATCCTCGTCGCTGATGTCCAATACCTTCCCGCTCATACTGCTGGACTTGAAAATGCCGCTCAGGGTCGCTAAAAGGGTGCGCTGCAAGTCACGCCGCCAGTAATCAGCAACCAGCTCCCCAATAGCACCCATCGGGTCGTCACCGCTCAAGTAGGCCGACAGGCCGTTCGCACCCCAAGCAGCGACCCTTGCATGCTTACGCGCAATTTCCATTCCAGATGTGATTTTGCCAACTTCCACGTCTCCCTCGTCCTTCATGACTTGGGATTCGTCGTTCGCCAAATCATTCCAGAAGGGCATGTTTATCAGTACGTTTGGACCGCTGGCCAAGTTATTGAATTCCTCAGTGTTCTGGATGATTCCACTTTGCACTAGTGCGGAAAGTTCCATCGTCCGTTGAATCGTGTAATCCGTAAAAACTTCCGGTTGAATGACATCAGCCAAACGGGTCGTCACTTCACATCACCTCTTGCTCCATAATTGTTTTGTTCCAGCTTGTTTTTTGAGTGCCTCGTAAAGTTCGCGATTCTCGCGATACAGCTTTCCTTGCTCAGTCAAGTTCCAATGCTCACGTGAAAACGGGTTTTTCACCCCTGCAAGATTCCCCGTGCCGACTTTCGGCACGTCGGTTGCCAGTCGCTTGTTAATTTCAGCTTCCAACGCCTCCCGCCACTTGGTTTCAAGCTCGTTGATTATCTCAAGCGTGGACTCGGCTGTATCTGCCAAAATGTACGACGAAAACACGGTCGGAAGGCCGCGGTTCAAAAGCTCTTGCTCTGCCTGCAACTTCATCCGCTCGCGATAGAAAGCTCTCTTCTCAGCCTCCAGCTTCTCACGCTCCTTTTCTAGTTCGCGTTTTTGACGCTCGCGCTCGCTCAGCTTGGCAAGCTCCTCAGCTTCCCGCCGTTCACGCTCGATTTCCTCCCGCATTTGCGCCAGCAGCTTCTCCCGCTCTTTCGCCAACGCTTGCTGAACGCGGCGGTCTGCCTCGCGCTGTTTCTCGCGCTCGAATTCTTCGATAGTGAGCGTAATGGTTTTCGGTTCTTGAGTGTCGTGTGATTGGTTATCCTGCTGTTGAATATCGCCGGTGCCTCCTTGCGGCTCGGCAAACATTTGCAGGTTCATCCGAATACGGTTGATTTTTTTCATTTGTTATCTCTCCTCCTCGCCCTCACGTTCGCTCCGGCGCCCGTGAGTTCTTGGATTTTTAACCCTGCCCGTCCGTTACTGCTATTGCAGTCCCGTCCGTTCAGAGCCCGGCTTTTAACGTCATCCGGCAGGACAAAACAAAAAGCCATCCGCTTTTCTCATCCGGTGGACTCAATAAACCTTAGAACCCGCGCCGGAATGTCTTGTTTTCGCGGATAGCTTTTACTTCTCGCTCTGTGGGTGAAAGCGTAATAACCATCCTTGTCCTTTCCGATACCAACGTAATACCGCCGCCCGTTTTTGGTGATGCTGCGCTGTAGTGGTTTGGGCGGTTCCCTACGCTTTTGTCGCTTCTCTCGAACCATCTTTAATTCTCCTCCTCCGACGTTAGAAACGTGATTCCGTATTCGTCCAGAATGACGTTCATGTTCGAAACGTCGATTTCTTGCCCGCCTTTTAGGAACACCTTTTGCCACTTTCCGCGTTTACCACGAAATTGTCGAACCGCTGTTCCCCACGGGAAAACACATACCTCAAAAGAGTTAATCGGCACTACATTTTCTGGCCAATCTTTCACTCTTGGCTGTATCAATTTCCTCCATATGGTTCTCACCCCCTTAACCCAAACGCTCCTTTTTCCATTCCTCGTATCCCATATCTGCAAGTTCGTCGTATTGTGGCTTTCTGATTTCTTGAATTTCATACGTCAAAAAGCACCGGCAGTTGATGTCCATCTCCGGGGCTCCAAACTGCCCAGGTGCCTGTGCTTCGTACCCGTCGATGCGAAACAAACCATCGTGCGGTAGTGTAACGCCGTTTAGCTTACTGTGACGCACACGCACCCGCTCGTCCTCAACCGTGTTCCATGTTTTGGTCATGACGATGCCTTGCTCGGCGGCGTGCTGTACGCTTTTCAGTCCGGCCAGCTCCCTTACCCGATGCGCTTCGGTCCTGACGATGCGTTGTGCTTTCGCTAAATCTCCCTCAAGCTCGTCTTTGATGTCGTTTGCCATCTGCCGGTACGTCTTGCCCTGGTGAAGACCGCGCACAATCGCCTCTCTCATGTTGTAAATAAGTTCCTGCCGTCGGCGCTCCAAACGTTCATTGAGCGTTAGGCCAGTGAAGTCTATATTGATAGCCTCATCCAACACTTCCCGCCTCACGGCGCTGTAGTTGAGCTTGACCCTGGCAATGGTTTCGATGGCATGAGCA